CGAGCCGCTGCCATTCCTTCGGCGAGATGTAGCAGTGGAGGGTGCCGACGGTTTCGGTGCAGAGTGCGTCGATGTCCTTCACGTTGGCCGGCAGATCGTAGTAGGTCTGCACGAGCACGCTGGCCGTGTTCGGGGCCACGAGGGAGGTGCTCGCGACATAGTCCACCGTGACGGTGTTGCCTTGGACGCTCACCGCCCGGACGGTCTTCGCGAAGTAGCCAGGGGTGATGGCGAGGATGCGGCCCGGGATGATTCCGGTTGAGTCGGCGACGGTGATGACCTGCGAGCCGGCCGTGATGGCCGTGGCGGTGGTGGCCAGCCGGAGGGTCGTGAAAGCGCCGGTCTTCGTATGCCAGAGCCATTGCCGGGACTGAAACACCTCGCGCACACCGTGAACGACGGCTTGCCTGAGCGCCCGGTGCTCGCCGTCCTGGGCGCCGCCGCCGGTGGCCGTGAGCAAGTGATCGACGACGTCCTGTGCGGTGAACATCACTTCCGCCTCCACTTCGGGGCGTACTTGTCGATGACCATCTCGCGCAGTTCGGCCTTGCTCTTACCCGGGTGCCGTTTCCGCTCGACCGCGGACATTTCCCGGATCAGCCGGTCGCTCAAGGGCTTGGGCTTGGGTGGCGGCATCGAGACGGCCTGGTGCTCGACGATGCCGTGAACGGTGAGGTTTCGCTGCGCGGCCACCCGCTTGATGTCCGCGGAGCTATCGATCCATGCTGCGGGATCGCAGTGGCCCCGCTTGTCGGCCAGTCTGGAGCAGTAGTACTTACCGCTGATGTTGATGCCCGCGGCCCGCGCCTCCCGCGTGATCCGGCGGGCCTGGTCGGTGGGCATGTCGTCGAGCCACTGCTCGGCGTAACGGCCCTGCATCACGGCCCGGTCGGTTCCCTTCACGCCGGGCGGCTGCTGGAGGGCGCACATTTCCGCCCAGCGGTGGCCGTACCCTTCCGCCAGCAGCCGCGCGTACATGCGGGTGGCTTCGATGCCGGCCTCTCGGATGTTGTCGGGAACGACTGTCATTGGGCGGTGGGAGGAAGGCCCCCCGCCGCCGAAGCTGCCTGCGGACCTGCGGGAGGGGGTGGCAGGCCGAGCGGCGCTTCGGGCGGGGGGGGCGGCGCGGGGATCAAATACGGCGTTGCATCGATGTCGAGACTCATCGCCCAGTCCCTCATGAGGGCGTTGAAAGGCTCGACCACCCCTCCCGAAGCCAGTGGCGCGAGAATCGGCCCCAGCGTTTGAATCGCGAGCGTCATCTGTTCGACGCGGCTCGCCTTGTTCGGCTTGCGGGCGCTGCCCGCCTCGACCCGGAACAGAAAATCCCTCGTGAGACTCACGAGGTCGCGCTTGGCGACGTGCTGCTCCCAGGCGATGGCTCCCATCGGCCCGAGCACCGGCGCCACGTCCTTGGGCTCAAGCAGCCATCTGGCCGCCAGGGCTTCCCGGCGGGCGAGCGTCGACATGGCGTCCTCGAGGTCGTTGGCCATGTTGTCCGGCCTGACCGAGACGTTCTCCTGCTTGATCGTCGCTTCGGCCGCGCTGCGGAACTGGTTGCGGGTGTAGCCGTATGCCAGTTCGGTGAGGCCCGTCCGCTGGGCGAACTGGTCGGCAACCGCTGTCAAAATGTCCCACAAGTCTTTGGTGACCTGCGGCAGTTGGAACGTGCTGATGACGTCCTCGACCCGCCGGCCGAGCAACTCAGCCAGTTCGATGATCTTGAAGCCGCCCTCGCTGGGGGCGAGCAGCTGATCCTTGAACTCCTGGTCCGCCGCCTTCTGCACCGCGATGATCGTCTCGCAGCTCGTGGCGATCCGGCTGGCGAGGAAAGACATTCCCCAGTTCAGCATCCGCAGTTCGGCCACCGCCGGCTTGATGTGGGAGATGGGCCACGCGTATCCCGGCTTCGGATGGAAGGCGAGCGGCACGAAGGGCCAGCCGCCGGGGTCGATGTAGTAGGGGACCGGCCACGCCATGCGGAGCATGAGGCTCTGCGGAACGCCGGACTCCGGGTCGATCTCCTCCTGCATCACCGATGGCGGCAGGTTCAGCGGATAGTCGACGCCCTCGCAGATGACGAGGTAGCAGTACTTCCCGATGGAATCGAAGACGCCGCGGCTTTCCTTGGGAGCGTCCTTGAACCGGTCGCCGGCCCCGCACTTGCTCCAGACCTTGTAGTAGGTGACGAGTCGCTGGGTCTGCCCGGACTTCTTCTTGGTGTTCCGGGGCTCGTTGTCGGCCTTGATCTCGGTGTTGCCGTCGAGATGACGGGCGAGGTCGTCCTCGGGGATCTGGTACTCGAGTGCCACCTCCTCGAGCGGCCGGACGCACCGCCTGGCGCACCAGAGCATGTCGTCCATGTTGTCGAAGTCGGGGTCGATCAGCAGGTTGTCGACCGAGTCGTAGTAGCTCCCGACCATGCGGATCGGCTCGGGCCCCTCGATCTCGATGAGTTCCGGCCAGAGGACGCCCATCCCCTTCATGAGCCCCTCGTTGACGAACTTCTTCGCCTGCCGTTTGAGGTCGAGTTCGTTCGGCGTGTAGTTGAGGTAGGACTCGAGCAACTGCCGGGCGGTTTCGCGGCTGGTGCGGGCCTCGGCGTCGGCCTGGGCCACGCCCATGAGCTGCGTCTGCTCGGGCGTGAGCATCGCCATGTCGGCCGGCAGGCCGTAGGCTTCGGGGGGCAGGTCGGGCTGCTTGTAGAGCGTGACCGTGCGAACCGGATTTCGGTGGTAGATGACCGCCCCGAAGATCTCGATCAGCTCGAAGACCTTGTTGACCTGCATCCGGAACGCCGGCGGCGCGATCGAACTGTTGTAGCCCTTCTCACCGCGGGCGTAGGCGTCCTTCCACATCCAGTTGTGGTCGCCATCAAAGAACATGGCCGCCTCCTTCGCGTCGTCCGCGAAGGGCTTCTTGTATTTGATGGAGGCCTCGAACTTCTTCGTCCAGGTGCGGACGAGCTGCCGAAGCGGATTACTTTCCGGCAGGCTTTGCGTCGGCATGAGCGGTGAGTTTCTGAATACGGGTGGTGAGTGGTGCGTAGTCCCAGCAGCCCAATTCGGCCCAGCCGGGGTTCTCGAGCAGGGCGGGGTCGTCCTTGTGGTGGACGCTCGACTTCTGCACGAATCCGTTGGGCGTGAAGGCGAGCAGGCTCACGGTGCATTCGCCGCGCTCGTCCGTCACCCAGCCGATGCAGGGATTCGAGAAGTTGTGGATGTCGGTGGAAAACAGGATGAGGTCGCCCGGTTGGGGCCGGGGCATCTGGTACTGCGGCATCAGTTACGTCCTCCTTGGGGGCCGAGATTCACGAACGATCCCTCGGTGAGCGACTTGCGGCGCTTGGCTGCCCACTTCACCCACCACGGCTCCAGCTCGTAGGTGGCGACCGGCGGGCGGTGGTAGGCGGGGCGATAGGCACAGAGGTATTCCAAGCACTGACAGAGATGGACTTCGCCGCGGGTGTTCGGCTTGTCGGTGACGATGGGCGTGCCGTTGATGTAGTTCACGACCTTGCGGTACCGCTTGATCTCCCGCTCGAGGTCGGGCACCGCGCCGCGAAGGATTCGCACCTGGGGTGTCCCGCTGGGGCGAATGTGCATCGCCGTCCGCGTGCTCTCGCATCGGGCGATCACGTCGTCGCACCCGGCCAGGAACGAACTGCCGGTGATCTCCGAGCGGATGCCCCGCTTCATGAGCTGCTCGGTGTACTGCTCGACGGGGAGCCGGCCCGAGCCGATGTCACGGAGCCGGCCGCCGTGCGCGTCGATCAGAAACGCATGGAAGTGGTGGTTCAGCACCTTCTTGGCGAACTGCTCACCGAATACCAGGGCGTTGGACTGGCGGAGGTAGAGCTGGTCGTAGACGAGCCAGTGGTCGCCCGACGGCGGGACCGCGGCGAACAGCACCGCCGTCACGGCATGGCCGGGATCGATGACCGCATACCGGCACCAGTTGGCGGGAATGTGGCCGTCGGGCAGTTCGGCCCGGTCGAACC